CAACAGCACTCTGTCGCAATGTTCGTATTCAGCGCGCGATCTATTAACGCTTGGCGTTAACAATAGAATGACTAAAAGCGAACGCGTAGAACTGATACGTGCTATATCGTGCGGACTAAGTGCAATATGTGAGCCGTGCGGTGCTAATATCAATAAAATAACAAATCGTGTAACTAGTATTGTGCAAGGATTGCCGTATTGGGCGCGCTCGATCTGGTGGTCAACAGACACAGACGGCACGATAAAACAGTATATCATGGATAATAACCGACTCGTTAATGAAGTAAGCAACAAGTTAATTAAATAACAAAGGAGACAATCGCAATGAAACAAGTTAAGCACGAAAAAACGCAGGTAAAGTATGTATTCGACGACATGCAGCCTATGGTGTGCTACACCTTAGCGAACATAGCACTATGCAATGGCACTGATAATGTACCAGACGGCGTGACGGTATCTAACATAATGTTCGAATTAAACCGACTATATACCGCTATGACGTGGAACGATAGCAGCATTCCACGCTGCATTATGCCCAACAAGTTCACTACCTGTCCATATGGCGTGATAGATAATGATATTGTCGACTACTTAGCAGACGATAAAGCACTGTTTGGCGTTATTGATGATGACGGCTTGATTGATCTAATGAACCGGCAATTAAGCAAAAAAACATGTGTTACCCTGCTTGCTAAAATAAACCTGCTATTAGGTGGCCTGCTAATACCTTACGACCCCCACACGTTGTCACAAACAGTAACTAATACTACTGCATGGCGCGATCTATATTACAGCCAAGAAAAACAAGCAATAGACCCGAAGACCATTACAGCGGAGCAATTAAGGGGGGTGTTTGTTGATGAGTTCAGAGCAGCACAAGAGCAAGAAGAAAGCGACAGCGGCAAAGACACGCAACAAAAGCAGCAGTAAGCGCGCAGACACTAACAAAGCAGCTAAAAAGACCGACACAGCAACTACCTGCAATACTAAAAAGCCAAAAGCAAGCAAAAGTAAAGACACAACAGCGCGCAGCAAAAAAAGCAAGGCAAAGAAAGCAGCCAAGACAAAGCGCAAGAAAGCATACGCAGGCAATCTATTAAACGTGCGACAGAAAAAATTCGCGGCTGAATATATTAAGACCGGCAACGCAACGCAAAGCGCGATAACAGCCGGCTACTCGGAAAAATACGCAGCACGTCAAGGTAGTGTTCTACTCAAAAATGAAAACGTGCGGCGCTACCTGCACCATTACGCGACAGCAGGTAACAATAACCGTATAATAAGCGCGCAAAAAGCGCTTGAGATACTGTCTAACATAGCACTTGGCAAGCCTACAACTAAAGTCGTGGCCAAAGAAGGAGAAATTCCAATATATCCGACTGTAAAAAATCAAATAACGGCGATCCAAGAGCTACTCAAGCGCGATCCAATGGCAATGACAAAACTTGAACAAGCCGAACTCAAAAAATCGGAAGCGGAAGCAGCGCTTGCACAAGCTAAAGAACGGGAAACCGAACAAATATATCGGACAAAAGATAAACAGCTTGAAAACGTATCAACCGAAGACCTAGAAGCACTCGCAGCATACGCGGCAAGCGTGCAAGCAGAGCAGGAAGGGAGCGACAGCTAATGACAACAACAACATTAACGCCAGAGAAAGCAGAGCGCGCAAAAAAGCTATTGAGTAGGCTATCACCTGAAGACATTAACCGGCTAGGACTTGCAAGCCGTGAAGTATTGGCTAGACGCGACTATGAGCATTACTTCCAGTTAGTAAACCCTGAGCTTAAGATGTACCCGCACATTAAGCTAATATGTGACGCGTTGCAAAAAATAGCAGACGGAGAACAGCATTATTACATTGTAGAAATGCCGCCCCAACACGGGAAGTCTTCCACAATAACAAAGACGTTCCCAAGCTACTATATGATGAAGTTTCCCGAACGTAACGTTATGATAAGTGCTTACGGTGACAGCTTGGTAAGCGACTTCTCGGAGTCAAACAGACGAATATTTGAAAAATGGGGGCGTCAATTGTTCGGCTTGCGAATTGGGAAGAACACTTCGGAACAGTTCCGCATAGTTGACCATGAAGGCACCTTCTATGCAACGTCTATGCAAGGCAGCGCAAGTGGTAAAAAAGCTAACCTACTAATCATTGACGATCCACTGAAAAACGACAAGCAGTCACAAAGTCAAGCAACTAAAACAGACGTATGGCGTGAGTGGACTCACACCTTCCTAACACGGCTGCAAAATAACAGCTCGGTAATAATAATAATGACTCGGTGGCAAATTGACGACCTAGCAGGAAAACTGCTGCAAAATATGAGCTTCCCGTGGGAAGAAATAAAGCTGCCGGCAATTGCTACCGACTTAAAAGAAGGAGAAACAGACGCTATCGGTAGGCACAATGGCGATCCGCTATGCCCACAAATGCACTCGAAAAAGTGGCTAATGGCTATGAAAAAAGAACTTGGCACGCGTGGCTTCGAAGCATTGTATCAACAGTCCCCAACGATAGAAAGCGGGAACATATTCAAGCGCAATTGGGTAAAATACTTCGTGCCAGACCGTGAGACTATGATAAGGCTCGGACTAACAGAGAAAGAAGTATCTATCTTACCGCCAATCATTGACGAAAAAACGCAAAGTTGGGATGCTACCTTTAAAAATAAAGAAAATGATGACTATGTAGCCGGTCAAGTATGGTTCCGCAGAGAAGGACAATACTATCTTATGTACTGGCAACATGACAGAATGACGTTCACAGAGACACTTAACGCAATAAAGCAGACAACTAAACTATATCCAGACGCAGTTAAAAAGCTAATAGAAGACAAGGCAAACGGCAGCGCGATTATTGACACGCTGAACAGCACAATTGAAGGTATTGTGCCAATAGAGCCTGACGGTGGCAAGGAAGTTAGAGCGGCGGCAGTCTCGCCAATGTGGGAAGCAGGCAATGTGTATGTACCGCACCCACGGTGGAAGCCTGAAATTCAAGAAATGCTCGAAGAAATGTTTGCCTTCCCGAACGCGCCGCATGATGACTATGTAGACGCAATGACCCAAGCACTTAACTATATGAGAAAGCGCAGGGGAGAAATACATAACTTCTTATAATAACAATAATATTAATATATAAAAGTTAGTTAATAGCTTAAGAAAGCCTGCTAACACCAATAATTAAATAACGGAAGTGTGATAATGAGTTTTAAATATGTGACGGACTCGGTAGTAGAGCCGCCAAAAGCACAAAATCAACAGCTAATGTTACGCAATGACTTCATGGACTTGTACGCAAAGGACACACCATTTGACAATGCCGGCAAGTCACGCCCAATGTTTGGCCAAAATGCTGACCAGTGGAATAATAGCGAACTATTAATTGAATATCAAAATTCGGGGGTAGCACATAAAATCGTGGAAAAGCCGGCACAAGACGCCACCAGAAACGGCTTCAGAATATTAATACCGGACAACCCCGACTTACAAGACGAATACCAAAAAGCACTTGACGCATTAAGTCTTAACAGTAAATTCGCTGAAGAATTAGTGTATCGTGGACTGTTCGGAGACGGCTTCTTGTCTATTGGAATTGAAAACTTGCACGGCAAACCAACAACAGACACGCCAATTGATCAGAACAACATTAATAATATAGCCTTTATACATCCCTTTAGCCCGTTAAATGTTAGTGAGATACAACAATGTACTGACCCAACAGCTGACAACTACATGCAAGAAAGCAGCATAATCATTAACTCACCAAAACCGGCTGCACAAGTAACTAAAGAAGGTACAGTAGAAGAACTACCGGACAACTTCGACAAAATCGTGCTAGACAATTCGCGCTATCTTAGGGCAAGCCTTGATCGTACCGAAAACAGCATGTACGGCAACTCAATGTTAAACCGTTGCAAAGACGCAATACAGACAATGGATAGTGCATTGTACGCTAACATCAAGCTTGCAAAATACTTCAACTTGAAGGTATACAATAGCCAAACTATTGCCNGTGANACTAACCCTATTAAACGTGAACANTATNTACATTANTTGGANCGTGGACTNTCAACAAGCAACNTNCTTGTAATTGGTGGTGANGAAAANTTNCAAAANATAGGTACTGACTTNTCCGGTATTNACAACTTGTATGAGTTNGCTTGGCAAAACCTAGCAAGTGCAAGCGGTATTCCAAAGTCAGTTNTAACTGGCGAACAGTCCGGTACTCTTGCCGGAGCNAGNCAAGACGTTATTAACTATTATGACGGTATACGTGCGACACAAGAGCAGGTATTAAAGCCACAAATAAAGTACATTGTGGAGCTATTAATGAGAGCCGAAGGTGTTGGTGGTGGCAGTGTTGATCCTGAAGAAATAGACTGGGACATTGAATTCACGCCACTATGGAGTACAGACGATAAGACTCGCTCACAAGTAACGCTTAACCTAATGCAAGCTGCTAATATTGGCGTGACAAGTGGAATATTAAGCATTGATGAAGCAGCCGATTGGCTCAAGTCTCAAGCTAATAACGGCAATCTTACGATACTGCAAAACCAGAAAGACCCAGACGAAAAAGAAAAGCAACAAAAAGCTAGTGATCCGGACAGTGACCCAGAAAATGCAGAACAAGGGGACAGTGCCGACAATGCACCTACTAAAGAAGAAATCAAAGAGTATAAAAAAGCGCTCAAAATGATTGAACAAATTCAGACGGAAAAGCGGGACTCAAATAATGGCAAAAAAGCGAAGAAAGANACTAAGTAAGGATCAAGTAAAAAAACTTACAAAAAATGTGCCAGTTACTAGGTACCCACGAAAAATAGAAAATAATTATGCTACAATAATTAATAGATACGTATATTCGTGGGAGCGTAAGGCTAAAGAGTTCGTTAATACGCACTTAAGACCCTATGTGATTGGTGGTGTTTCCACTCTCAATGATGATGATAAGCACGAAGATAAAGGTAAAAAGCACTATGGTAAAGCATGGAATGATCTTATAGCAGCATATCTTTCACAGCTTAACATTGACATTCAGAAACAATTCAACCCTGAACTTACTTACAGCAATGTTTACCGCTTTGTTGCAGCCGTTAATCAGTTTGAATTAGCTAATGTGAAAGTGCAAGTTGGCGCAATAGGAGTTAACCCGATTGCAAACAATGCTGACATTCAATCTATGCTTAACTTTAAAATTAAGCAGAACGTTGCATTAATCAAGTCACTCAATGGCAAGTATGCTAGTGATCTTGAAAAAGATATATACCGCATATTAGAAGAAGGTGGTGGTGTTAGTGCATTAACCGAAGCAATCGTTAAACGTACCGGAATGACAATAAAGCACGCAAGACTAATTGCAACCGACCAGACCGGAAAAATACTCGGACAACTTAATGCTTACCGCTCAACTAAAGCCGGCGCAAAATATTATATTTGGCAGTCTATGGAAGATAACCGTGTACGACCAGCACACCAAGAATTAGACCAAACAATGCAAAAATATAATGACGCAGGCAGCGGAGACGGCGGACTAATGCCGGGCGAACCAATTAATTGTCGTTGTGTAGCAATACCAGTGTTTGATAGTAATGTTACTGATGATGATCTAGGTTAATATGCAACGAAAGGAAGTGAGTCAGAATGGCAGAACCAACGGAAAACGAACAAACAAGCAGTACGCAAAATAGCAGTACAGCAGCAACTGAAAATAAGACAAATGATAGTGCAGCAGTTGATACCCCAAAACAAGCGCCAGTTGAGACAGCAAAAGTACCAACAACGCCCCAACCGGAACCAACAGCACCAGTTAATTCAGAAATTTATAACAAACAAAATGGAAGTGATACTATGCCTACCTTTATAAAAGAATTAGAAGACGGGAAGTTTGATTACTCTGAATGTAAGAGTTATGTAACTAAACTTGGAGATACTTTGTATGATGTAGCACAAGAAAACAATTGTGCAATGCAACAGTTACGCTACTTCAATGGACTACCAAAAGGAATTGTAAAACTACCAGTTAACCGTAAGATATATATTCCTAATGGCTATGTGTACGTACCAACCGGCAAGTAATGCAAGTTAGATATGATACAGCTGCTATTGGCAAGTTTGAGACAGACGCCCAGAATGGTTTCTTAACAATTAGAGATGTTCCGATTGCTACAATAGGGGTGTTTCCTTATAAATTAGCAGACGGTTCAGTGAGAATGGAAGCAAAACTTCCCCAAGAGCTATTGTCTGACTCAACAGTTGAAAGTGCCAATAACAAGCCAGTAACAGACGATCACCCACCAGAAATGGTGACAATTGACAATACCAAGAAATATATGAGTGGTATTACTTCCAACAATGCTCACGTTAAGGGCAATACCTTACGCGTTGATATGGTTATCTCTGACAAAGATTTAATTAATGATATTAGCAAAGGTAAGGAAGAATTGTCTATTGGCTTTAGAACTGAAGTAAAAAACATAGCNGGAGACTTTGAAGGNGAACACTATGACAGCCAACAGACAAACATTCAAATTAATCATATTGCAGTTGTTGATCGTGGGCGTGCNGGACACTCAATTCGGTTAACTGGTGACAGTGCCAGCATGTTAATTCAAGACAAGAGAACGGAGACAAAAATGGACACAGAAATTGTACGGCTAGACGGGCGTGAAATTACTGTTAACAGTAAAGACGCAAGTTTCGTTAAAGAAACTGACCGTAAAATTTACAAGCAAGACGCGGCAGAAAATGACGAAATTGCCAAGCTGAAAGCAACAATTGCTGACCTTAAAAAGCAATTAGCTGCTGCTAAGAGTGGCAAAGACGATAACGGCAAAGATAAAGAAAGTGAACTTGCAAAAAGTAAAGCTAAAACAGACGCACTTGAGAAAGAATTGCAGGATACTAAAGCCAAATTTAGTCCGGAAAATATTAACAAGCGTGTTAATAACCGTGTGAGATTACAACAAGACGCAGCTGAATATTTAGCTAATGATTATGACTTTGCTGACAAGTCAGACCGTCAAATCAAAGTTGACGCAATCAAAACAGTTAAGAAAGATTTTGATGATAAAAACGTTACAGACGGTAGAATTGACGGACTTTTTGAAGCATTATCATGGAACAAGAACAGCATAACTGGTTGGCGTGGTGGAAACCGCACTGACACTACTCAAGTTGATAAAAAAGACAGTGAAGAACAAGAGCGTAAAGACGGCTATCCAGAAGAATATGACGAACTTTACGACAGTTTCTTAGGTAAAAAGTAAGGAGAAACACAATGAGTATACCAATTAGTCCACTATACATGGATAATGGCCGTGGAGCCGGACATGTTTCTACTGGAGAGCCAGCAGTTGTTGACGCAGTTGAAGCCGGCGGTGATATTGCTTTTGGCGCACCAGTTACCCGTGTAGGTGACAAAGTAATGCAAGCAAAAGCCGGAGACTCTTTTTACGGAATTGCACTCAATCGTGAACCTTCACATTCACAATACATGACTCAAGCTGAAATTGAACTTGACGGGTGGAAGGAAGGAGAAGTTGTTGGTGTATTAAGAGACGGTTCCATTGACTCAATCACTTGTGAAGATGTTCTTAG